TTGAAGTCCAAAAGCTTTTCTACCAGCCATTAATTTTATAAATTCTCCAGAAGCTTCTCCTATTCCTGCTCCTGCCGCTGTTCCTAAAACTGGAGATATTGTACTTCCAGCTACCGCTCCTGACGTAGATAAAGTAAATGGAATAGCGTCACCTGATATAGAAGGAACATCACCTATATCAGCACCTTCTTTATTTACACTATAAAAATAATTATCTCCGCCTAGTTCTTTAGGAATTTTATAAATTAAAGCATCATTTTTTAATCCTCCGTATCCAACATCAGCTACTTGTACTTTAACATCATCTTTATATTTATCAATTACTTCTTTAGGAAATTGTTTAGATAAATCATCTATAATTAATTTTTTAGTATTCGGTATCAAAAATTGTGGTTCTGAAAATCCAAAACTTAAAGCAGCTCTATCTCCTGCTGATAATCCTTTATCAGTTCTTATTCCTCTTGCTTTAACCATATCCCAATAACCAGGAGCAAGTGTATTCATTACATAAGTATCTGGATCTGTAATACCATCTTCTCCTGAAGGATACTGTATATTACTTCCTTCTTCTAATTTTTTTAAAGTATCTATTCCTAATTTTTTATCAAATCCATCTAAATTATTTGAATCATCAGTTATAGTTCTAAGTCCTTTAGATTTTGATTCAAATATAGATTGAGGTGTTTTTGTACCTTTAATTAAATCTTGAGCATCTTGAACGGAGTAACCTCCTTCGCCTACAAGTCTTTCTATAGTAGAAACTTCTTCTTGAGTAAATTCAGCCATTTTATTTTACCGTTTTTCTACTTTGATTAAATTCTTTTAAAATTTGATCTCCTATTTGTTTTTGCTGAATTACATCTTTTTCCCTACTTTCTTTTATAGAAGAATACAAATTAATATCTTTATCTCTAGGAACTGTTGGGGCTATTTGATTATAGTATTTAGCTGTTGATAATTGAAAATTAGTAGCTTGTTTAGGATCATCTATATTATATAATTTTTTAAGTATTTCTGGATTAACTAATTTTTCATTTTGTGCTTTTAATTGAGCTTCTGAATCTTTTTGTGCTTTTAATCTAGCTTGAAGATTTCCTGGTTCTTTTGTAACTATATCAAAATAATTTTTAGCGTTTACATCTGCAAATTCATCAGTAGCTTTTTGAGATGCTATTAATCTTGTTAAAGCTTCTCCAGTTAATCTTCCACTACCAAATCCTTTAAATAATTGTTCTAAATCTTTTTCTGATACTGGATATAAATTTTTAGCATATCCAATAGCCGCTTGAGTTGTAAGAGAATTTAATTGTTGTTGAAATGTAACTTGATCTTGTAATGACATTTTATTAATATCTTTACCCGTATAGTCAGTTATTAATTTATCATATAAATTTCTATCTTCAGGTTTTAAATAAAGTAAAACTTCTTTTACTGGAAGTAGAGCATCTTCAACAAGTCCTGTTGGAAGTGTTTGACCTTTACTTGCTGCATTTAATAATAAATTAAATCTTTGTTCTAATACATTTTTTTGTGGAAGTCTTATAGCTTCTGATTTTTGAAAATCTTCAATATCTTTTTCTAAAGCTTTTTCAGTAGGACTAGCATACATTCGAGTAGGACCTGCTAAAGCTTTTTTAAGAGCTGCCGTAGCTTTTATATCTTCTATATCTAATTTTCTTGTTTTTTGTCTTTGAGCTGTATCTTCAGCAATTACATCAGTTACGTTTTTAGCAATTTGTCCTAATGGACTTCTCGCTTCAGTTAATGGTTTATAACGAGAAGCTTCATCTATAGTTTTTAAAGATAACATAAGAGCAAATCTTCTCTTAGGATCATTATAAGTTTCTTCTATTTTATTTGGAAATTCAGTTGCAAAATTCTTTAAAGATTTTCCTACGTAACTTCCAAAATCTGCAAGAGTTCCAGTTAATCCTTTATCTTCTTCAGTTTTATTTCTTTCAACTGCTGCTTGTGTTTCTTGATCAGCTTGAACTTGTGATCTTAAAGCATCTTCGCCACTTAATACTACACTTGTTGGAATAGTATTGGATAGTGAATCACCGGTATATACTTCAATTTTTTTATCTTCTTCCATTTAATTAACTCTTTTAAATTCAACATCTACTTTAGAATAATCTACCATTAAATATCCATCATCATTAAAGCTAGAAGCATGAGGTACTTCATGAGCCATAACACCTTGATAAACTTTATCATCACCTTTATAAGTGAATGTATATATATTAATACCTGATGGAGATTTTCCAATTAGATTTATATTATTCTTTAAAGCTATATCAGACATTGCGTAGATAGATCCAATTGCTCCTAAAGCTCCTGTAATTTGACCAAATGGACTTGGACCTTGCATTGGAGTAGAAGTGAAACCTGTTCTTTCTTCTCCGTAACTTCTAATTGGAGCCCCTGCTAATGCACCAATAACTTGATTGATTTGATTTTGTTCAAATCCTTGTTGTTCTACGAAATCTCTAAATGCTTCAGTTAATCCAGCTTGTTCTATTCCTCTTTCTTGAGCTCCAAATTGAGCAAGTCCCGATGAAGCACCCGCAAGAGCTGCAAGTTGAGCTTGAGAAGATCCTAATTGAGCTGCTCGATCAGCTGCAAATCTTTGAGCACCTGATTCAAATCCAGCTTGACGTAATCTTCCTGAAACATCTCCTACTTGTCTTAAATATTCTCCTCCTAATACTCCACGTTGAACTCCTTCACGACCTCCACCAAAAGCACCTGTTTGAATAGCTTGAGTTGATAAAGCTCGTTGTTGACCTTGATATGCTCTTTCAACATCACCTAATGCTGATTGAACAACTTGATTCTCATATGGATTCATATATTGTTGAGCCATTTGAGGAGTAAAAGTTTGTGCACCAATAGCAGATAATTGACCTGCTTGTGGTAAAATTTGTTGACTATAAACATCACCAGCTTGTTGTTCAGTTGGTGTTAATTGAGCTATACGTTGACCTTGATAAGCTTGAAATGGTAATTGACTTTCAGTTTCTGCACGTCTTAAAGTTCTTTCTTGAATCTCTTTAAAATAAGCAGGAATATCATACGTAGTTGTAGATTGTTGTGGTGCTTGTACGACAGTTGTTGATGGTTTAAAAATACTACCCATTGATTATATAAGTTCCTCCAATTACGTCAAATCCAAGTTTTAAAAAAGCAAGATGCTTACGCACTACTTCTTTTCCTTGGAATATTTCACAAATCGCAGTTAAACGATTTGCTTTTGCATATTCTTTTAATACGACCATCATTGAACGAAAGACACTATAATTTCGATAACGTGGATTCACATGAAGCCATATAGTTCTTAAAAATTTTTTATCACTATACCACGTTTCATCTATCGTAGCGCCTAATGTACCAACGATAATATTTTCGTATTCTACTACTATAACAAAACTATTCTTAATGTAAAATATAATATTTTCAAGACTTTTTTTATTATTAGCATTTCCAAAGTTAAAAGGTGCTTCTTTTAACCATGTTTTTAGTAATTCTCGTATATTTACAGCATCTGCAATACGAGCTTGTCTTATTTTATATTTATCTTTTTCCATCTGCGTTTACATTTACTCTTAAAGTTCCAAATCGCCAGTTATCTCCAATATCATTAGTTTGTAATCTAATAGCAACTTGTCTACCTCTAGCTCTAACACTATTATACCTAGTTGTAGAATTAGCTACAACATTCGTAGTTTCATATTTTGTATCATTTGGATAATCTCTTGTTCTTAAAGTAATTGTAGCATTACCCACTTGATTTTTAAAGTCGGGTATTATTTTATCTATAAAACTAAATTCTTCTCCATCTGCTATATCTCCATCACCTGATTCTATGTAAGATACAATAGCACTTCCATCAGCATTGACACCATCTTCTATATTATAAAGTAAAGTACGACCTGAAGTTAGACCATTAATTGTACTAATTGTGTTAGCAGTACTATTAGGAAAATAAGTTCCACCAATTGGAAATTCAGTTACAGCATTATCTTGATATATACTTCTCTCTATAGTTCCAAAGTACCAAGAATTTTCTTCATAATTAAAAACTACATATCTATCTATTTGATTCGAGTTTGCAGAGCAATAGTACCAAGTTACTTCAGCATAGAAAGCATTAGATCCACAATAAACTTGAGAGTATTGAACTTGATTAATATTATCAAATACATGATTTATAACAGAACATGGAACTTCTTGAACTGTTCCAGCATAT